GGATTTCCAAACTTGTCTAGGCGCATAGCCTATAGTTTAACTTACATTTATTAGTTTGTCAAGGCTTTTATCACGATTTTCCATCAATTTTTCCAAAGCGGCTCTTCGACGATTGCCTGCTTCTTCTTTGTATGATTCGAGAACCATGACAATTTGGCCTCGAATCTCAACGTTGTGAGTCATAAAATATTTACGAGTTAACTCGCCAATTTTATTTTCAACTTCAGAATCTTTGAGATGTGAAAAATCGTTTACTAATGGATGCATTAGAATTGGCCTACTTTACTGATGAATACATTAGTACCGTCATCAACGGTGAATGCTTCAAACACTTCAAATTTTCCAGTAGTTCCAAGTGAAAACGGACTTGTTAAGCCTGTTGCTAGTTTAACAGTTCCTGAATTTTCTGTTGAAAATTGTACAGTTCTAGTTGATTGTTGATCGCCAATCAACATAAGTCTAACACAACTATATTGACCGCTTGCTGGCCAGTTGATGAAGTTAATAACAATGTTACCGCCTGTTGCAGTCATACGTTGCATTGGGCCATTGTTAATGTTGATATTTTGTGTACCGCTTAATCCGCCAGCATTGTAAAAAACTCCGTTGAGTTGTTTGTACAAACCGTTGGATAATGTGCTTCCAATCAAATCATTAACAACTGGAGTAGTTCCAGTGGCTAAATCTGCTTTTAGCAGTACGTTTGTTTGTAGTGCTGTGATTTCAGTTTTAGCAACTGAAAGCCCTGCACTGGTGGCAGCAAAGTTATCTCTAAAACCTTGGCTGTTATTGTCCTGTCCTGCTACGGGAAAGGTAGTTACAATTGCTGAATAATTAATTGCGCTGGTCATACGGTTATCCTATCGTTTCTGAATACAAGGTATTTATCACTGTCCTGACCGGTAACAGAATCTATTATGTACCTATCTACAGTATAATCAATGTTTTTAAAGTCAAAACCGCTGAATTTTATATTTAAAAGTATGGTATCTGCGGCACCAGGTTTGCAAAAACACAACGGCACAGCCAGTGTATATCCTAGTTGTTTTTTACTACCTTCTGGTATACTACGCATCCAAAGCGGCAAATAGTTTCTTTCGCTTAATCCAACAGCTTTTAATCGTTTTTGCCAGTTGGTTATGCTACTAGGAAAATATGTATCTACGTTGGGATTGCTTGCTTCATAGCCAGTACTGTCAGCAGTAATGTTTTGTTCAGGACGCTGAGCATTTAATCCGTCGGCATTTAGATCTGATAAACTGCGACTCCATATTGAATTACTAGTGTCGATGGTTATGGTTCTTTTGTCAGTTACTGTTTCTATGCGACTAGGTAAAAACTTTTTATCTGGTTCAGACGGATCAAGCATTTCAACATAAACTACTTCATATAATACCTCTTTGGTATCAGGATCTAAAGCTAATGATTTTTTTACAGAACCAAATTGGAATCTTTTTCTTTTATGATTAAGACCCATTGCTCCAATGTATGCCGCCGCTTCCTTAGTTTCAATGCCTGCATAGATTAACATACTTAATGAACTTTGAATACCAAATACAGGATCGTTTGTTCTATAAATGCTAGTAGGAGTAAACACATTGGTATTGTTAATAAAGTTTTTCCATAGTGTTCGTTGTGTAGTGTTTAAAAACGGTCTAGTAGTAATGTTACTGTAGAGTACAGTATTGGGTGTAGTTACTAAAACTGTGAATTCTCTTTCAGTTGCAGTATACCCATACTGGTCGCTAGCAGTAACTTTAAATTTAAAAATTCTTTCAATGCTGGTAGTTTTATTGTCAAACGTTGTTGTGCCACCATCAAATGTTATTAAGCCTGCCGCTTGTGTAGCTGATTTATAATATTGGTTAACTTTACCAATTAATTCTCCGTCTGGATTTAAAGTTAATCCGGGAGGTAATGTTCCGCCTGTTAATTGATAAATTACCACAGATCCTGTAACATTACTGTATGCAGTCACGCTTAGGGTTGAAACATAATTTGCTGGCAATTTGCCTAGATCGTTATTGGTGATCCAAACAATCTCACTGGTAATATCTCCAAGGATACTAATGCTAAACGTTTTACTTGCACTAACACTGTCAGTTTTATCTCCGTATCGTGTGCTGGTTATGGTAAATTTGTAATTTTTTGTAATTGCTGGTTGATAAGGAACAACACCAAACACATCACCTGTTTGATTATCAAATGTTGTGCCTTGCGGCAATTTGCTTAATGAGCCGATATAAATTACGCAAGTATTAGGAATACTTACAGCCAAACTGTTATAAATTGTTAATCTGTATCGGTTATTACCAAGGCTTGCCACAGCTGATATTTGATAAACTTTACCCGTTGCTCCAGGAACATACTGTAACAAATCAAAATATTGTCCTACAACAGGCACCGCAGTTGTGTTTTGTATAGTAACAGAACGACTGCCTACAATGTTATCTTGACTGGTAATCTGTAATGATGTTGAGTATATTTCTTGATTGGTTGTTTCTACTCTAAAGCTAACAGTATTTTCATCGTACAAGGCCAGTGGAATAGTTAGATAGTTGTTGGCTCTAAATAATCCTAGATTGGATTTTGAAATCCATACTGGTTGTCTAATGTATGTGGCGTCAGCAGTAAATGACGATGCCAGTCCTGTAGTTGCAGTATTATCTGCTCTAAACTGATCGTTGCCAACTACAAAAATTCTAAACAATCGTTGAGTGGCAACAACACCGTCAGTTATTGTAACTCTAAATTGATAATTTGCGTTAAGGCTAATTACTTGTTGTGTAGGAACTGCAAAGTCAAAAAACACATCATCGTATGCATAGTTGTCAAAACCGTTACTTGGGCGAGGCCCAAAGTCAAATGCCACAGCATCGTAAATTGCTCCGTCATAGTTACCGTCACCGTCACCAGGCAAGATTGTTAACACAGGAATAATATATCCTGAAATTATGCCGTCTTGACTAAGTGATAACCCTGGAGGTAAAGTACCATCGCCGCTGGATATAAAATAAGATAACGGTTGTCGATCATCTGCAAGATCAATAGCTTCCAGCTGATAGTTTACATAACTGCCATCTAACACATAGTATTGCTGATGTAATCCAATGTCTAGCTCGCCTGGGTTTGTTATAAAAGTTGGTGCATTTGGTTCAGTTAGAGACAACTTGTATGTTCTATCTGAAATTTCTCCAGCTTTGCTAGCTCTAATACAAAAACTGTAGTCTGTCTTATTCTTTTTAATAAACGGACTACCAATGATGTGCGTACCTATTAGGAATAAACCTGAAGGTAATTCGCCGGAGATAATCCTAAGACTAACACCGCTTAGATTTCCAGCCAGTGGTAGGGTAAGGTCAACGGAAACTCCTGCTGAAAAAGGTTGTCCGTTGTTTGTAAATTTAAATCCACTGGGTTGTGTCCAAACTGATAGCGGCATACCACTCCTTGTTTTAAATATTTATCGCTTAAAATGAGCCAAAATTCAGTTGGTTATTTGAGTTGTCAGTTCCTAAAGTCCAGTTACCCATGTCTAATGTATAACCTGATGGATAGTTGTTATTGCTTTGAAATCCAGTTGGGTTAGTAAATGATCCCATGTTGACATTAACATTACCGCTTTCCAACATCAGTTGTACTGTGGCGCTGAGTTGTCGTAGGTTAGTTCCCCACACATTTGCTTGCACATCGCTAGCACCTGTGCCAAAAATCAAGCGACCGTTGATGTCTAAGTTGCCACCTAACTTTGGAGTTAAGTCATTTTCTAATTTTGTATTAGCCCGCAAATTAACTGTATCTGCATTATCTGTAAATGTAACACTGCTGTCTGTGCTGGTCAGTGATTTAAAACGCAATATAGTTCCGTTTTTATCCTTAAAAACACCAACACCTGCTCCGCTATTACTGGCAGTGGAAATAGCCGCACCTTGATATAATTCTGTAAAATTAGCATTTACTTTTGTAAACGCTGATCGCAAATCGTCACCAGTTCCGTCATTTGCATAGTTGCCTAAGTTAATTGGTTGTATAGCCATGTTCTGCTCCGTTTAGTGTATTTA